GACCGATGGGTGAGGTCTACGACGAAACCGACAAGACATGGCCGATGGTTGTCGTCCAATGGCGGGACACGCACAGCGCACCTGGCACTTGGGTGATGACCGAGGACTACGAGCCGGAGGAAGTGCTACCGATTTCGGTCGGTTGGGTGTGGCCGAAGAAGAAGGAAGGCTTCTTGACCCTGGTTGGCACCGTGGTGAACACCGCAGAGGAACCAGAGATGATTTCTGACGTGAACCACATCCCGTTGGAGAACATCGTCCGCATGTTTAGCCTCGCCACACACCTCCCCCTCAACTGGTTTGATGAAGATTTGACTTGACGACTGTCACACCCCCAACGTAAAGTCGCGTTCACTCAACTAGGAGGTACAAGTGAGCAGAACAACCGTCCCTAAACCACCCCACGGCAGTCTCGAATGGCTCCGCATCCGTCACCGCGACGAGGTCGGCCTGCCAGTCGTGTCCGCATCCGAAGCAGCGGCAGTCCACGGGATGCACAGGTTCAAGTCCAAGTACGGGCTGGCAATGGAGAAGATTGCCGCCGAACCGGAGGTCACCGAAACCACCCGTGCGATGGACCGAGGTAACCGGTTGGAACCAGTGATCATCGACTGGGCATCCGACGATCTTGGTATCGACTTGGTATCACCCGAACTGATGTACCAGTACCAAGGCGGTTTCGCCTCGATGGTTGCCACGTTGGACGCAATCAACGCCATCGGGCCTGCCGCCCACCCTGAAATCGTTGTCGAAATCAAGACATACAACAAGGAATGGTCGCCCGCGAACATGCCTCCGTACTGGTGGTTCCAAGGTGTCCACCAGGCAGTGTGCGCTGGGGTCGACGTGATCCATTGGGCGATCTTTGACAGCACCCTTGACCTGCACATCCACGAGCAACACGTTGGCGAAGACGACAAAGAATTGCATATTGCCGCTGTTGGAGAGTTCTGCAAACAGGTGTCAATCGGTGTCATCCCCGAGGATTGGCAGGCCACCTATGCCGAAGTGTCCGCGCACGCCCCCGAGAACGACGGTGCCGCCGAGTTGGATGACCACGCCCAACTGATTGACTCGTTGCGTGAGGTCCAGGCAGAGAAGAGAGAACTTACAGACCGTGAGGACGAACTGAAAGCGCAGCTCGGTATTGTGCTTGACGGTCGTGAGTCAGGAACCATTGACGGTAGGGAGGTTGTCACTTGGAAGCAGCGATCTCGGACCTCGTTCGACGCCAAGCGATTCGCTCAGGAGCAACCCGACCTTCATCACCAATATCAGATCAGTTCAACGTATCGCGTAATGAACATCAAAGGAGGAAGCAAGTGAGTACCAACGACAAGTTGGCACAGATCGTCAAGGACCATGCGGTCCCTGACCCGTCGCTGGTTGGGAAACTGCCGAGAGGTGGCACCCAACTGGACTACGTCGGCCACGCCGAGGTCACCAAAATCCTGTTGGAGATCGACCCGTTGTGGTCGTTGGAACCTGTCGCGTTTGACGAGGCAGGTTTGCCGGCCCGAGAGAAGATCGGGACGATGATCCAGGCAGGGTTCTGGATGACTGTGCTCGGGCATCGCCGGTACTGTGTCGGTTCGGTCGAGGACCGCAAGGTTGATGTTGGCAAAGAGTTGGTATCCGATGCGATACGCAACGGTGCGATGCGGTTCGGTATCGCCCTGTCACTGTGGTCGAAAGAGGAGTGGGGTGACCAGCCCGCCAAGCCAGTCAAGAAGGCGGCAGCGAAGAAGGCTCCACAATCCCCTGAGAGGCCCCCAGAAGCCCCTCAGAGCGACGCAAACCTCGGAGACACCCTGATCTCCCCCGAACTCCACGGCAAGTTCACAGCGGCCTGCATGGACAAGAAGATCGACCCGGTCACCGTTGCTAAGCGAGCCGGTGTCGACTACACGCAAGTAACCGTCAACGACATGGACAAACTCCGTGCCACCTTCAAGGAGATGACAAGCAAGTGAACACCATCACAGTAATCGGCAACGTCGGACGCGACCCCGAGTTGCGTTACGCCAACTCCGGTACCGCCGTACTCAAGTTCTCGGTGGCAGACACCATCGGCAGGGACGACAACAAGAAGACCACCTGGCATGACATCACCGTGTTCGGTGAGATGGCAGAGAACGTCGGCTCCGCACTCAGCAAAGGCCAGCGGGTCATCATCATGGGCAAGTTGCAGAAGTCCAAGTACATGGGACGAGACGGTGTCGAAAAAGAAAAGGCGGAGATCGTCGCCGACGACGTAGCTCTCAGCCTCCGTTGGGCATCCAACATGACGAACATCCCCAGCCCGACCAGCCCTGAGGAACTACCCGAAGACCCGTTCTGACATGAAACCGTCACAAAAGGTAGAATGGTGGTGCCGCGACTGCGGACAAACACTCACCACCCATCGCCCAATCATCGGACCACCGATGCACAAGTGTGGCGCCCGCCACAAACGAGTACCGATGGAGGCCCGAGATGAGCCGCAACAAACAAAAAGGAACCAGCTTCGAAACACTCGTCGCTGACTTCCTCACCGACAACGGATTCCCATACGCAGAACGCCGCGCCCTCGCTGGTGTCAACGACAAAGGCGACATCACCGGCACACCTGGCCTCGTCTGGGAATGCAAAAACCACAAGACCATGAACTTGGCAGGCTGGCTCGACGAAACCATGATCGAAACAGCCAACGCCAAAGCCGACTACGGGATACTCGTCGCCAAACGCAAAGGCCGAGGCAACCCCGCCGAACAGTACGCAGTCATGCCGCTCGGCATGATGGTCGCACTGCTCAAAGCCGCCGGCTACTAGGAGGAACAATGAAACTGTTGGCATTACTGCCAGTGCTATTTGGCGTACCCATGTGCGAATCCACAGACACCGACACCCGATGCCGCGCACTCATCCCAGCCGCTATCGCTGCCGGCTTCGAACCTGCCGATTTGGACACGGTCATCGAGATCGCCTACCGTGAATCCCGCTGCACATGGGACGCCGTGTCCCCCACCAAAGATTTCGGTGTCATGCAGATCAACGCGAAAACGTGGGAGGAAACATGGGAGGAAATGGGAATGAATCGCACAACGATTCTTGATCCGTACAGCAACATGGTGATGGCGAAGCACATCGCTGACAGGGCTGACGCATACGGTTGCAAGTGGCGACCGTGGTACATGTCCGGTGATTACTGTGACTGACTGGATCAAGCAAGCCGCCTGCCGAGGAATGGACACCAACCTATTCTTCCCAGAACGAGGCGACACCGACGGATACAACCGAGCCACCGCCATCTGCCGTGCCTGCGATGTGCGTCAGCAATGCGCCCATTACGGTGCCGAACTTGACCGGCAAGAACTCACACCAGGAATCTTCGGCGGACTATCACAACGCCAACGACGCAAACTCAAAGGAGCCGCATGAACCCCACATTCGGTTCCCTGTTCGCAGGCGTCGGAGGATTCGACCTCGGCTTCGAACAGGCAGGCTTCGACTGCAAGTTCCAAGTCGAATGGGACACCAGCTGCCAACAAACATTGGCACACAACTGGCCTGACGTGCCCCGCTGGGGTGACGTATCCGAAGTCAACGGCGCAGACCTACCACCTGTCGACGTAATCACCTACGGATTCCCATGCCAAGACCTGTCAATCGCAGGGCGACGCGCCGGCCTAGACGGCGAACGATCCAACCTGTTCTTCCAAGCCATACGCATCATCAAAGAAATGAGGGAAGCAACCAATGGACAGTATCCAACCTTCGCTGTGGCAGAGAACGTCGCAGGACTTCTCAACGCCGACCAAGGCGATGCAATGGCAAGAGTCCTTGACACGTTGGCCGAAGCAGGGGCGCTGGTCATCGAGTGGTGCATGTTGGACGCACAATGGTTCGGAGTTCCCCAACGACGGCGACGCATGTTCATCACAGCTTGTTTCGATCCTGCAACCGCCGACAGATGTCCCAACCCGCTATTCCCTGTCGCCCAAAGCGGCACGAGGAATCCTAAGGAGATCGCAGAGGAGGGGCAAGAAGTTGCCGGAACTCTTGGAGGCGGCTCTGGAAGCCGTGGCTGGGCGCCAGACACCGACCGAATGACCTTCATCCCATACCGCATGTTGGGATTCGGCCACTACGCAGACGGCGAATCCGCATCGGCAATCAAGAACCGCGACTACAAAGACCACACCGATCTTGTCGCATTCGTCAAAGCCAAACGGGCACAGTCAAACACCGACGACGAAACCTGGAAAGACAACCAACCAAACCCAACCATCAACCAGTTCGACCAAGGCGACAGCCGAGCCACCACCGCCATCGTGTTCCACCCCCACTACTCCGACGGCGCCAGACCACAAACCAAAGGAACATTCCCAGCCGTCACCGCACTCTGGGGAACCGGAGGAAACAACGGGCTAATGCTCGCCGAAGAACTCGCAGTCAGACGCCTCACCCCCACAGAATGCGAACGCCTCATGGGCTGGCCCGACAACCACACC